GCTGGTTCATTCGGATCAGGGCAGTCAGTACACAAGCCATGAGTGGCAGTCGTTCCTGAAATCACACGGCCTGGAGGGTAGCATGAGCCGTCGCGGTAACTGCCATGATAATGCGGTTGCAGAAAGTTTTTTCCAGTTGTTGAAACGTGAACGGATAAAGAAAAAGATCTACGGAACGCGGGAAGAAGCCCGCAGTGATATTTTTGATTACATCGAAATGTTTTATAACAGTAAGCGTCGGCATGGTTCTAGCGAACAGATGTCACCGACAGAATATGAAAACCAGTATTATCAACGGCTCGGAAGTGTCTAGATTATCCGTGGCGATTCAGTGAATGGTGGGTGATCACCCTCACTCATTGCAGATTTAAACATTGCCACAGCAGTTTCGGAGCCATCATTAACACTTTCATTGCCGCCCGCATCACAGCCGGAAATGAATAAAATTAACGATAAGCATGCCAATGTTTTCTTCATGTACCCATCCCCTCAATAGGGTAAGAACAGAGCAACACAAACCTCAAGCCCACATGCTTGCGAGGCAAGCAGGGCTTTTAGTCAGCCCACCCGGATTTGGTGTTAATAGCGGACTCAGCCATTGTGTATTTCTTCACCTTGTCATCGTTAAATAACACGGTAAGTTCTTTCTTTGTGCCGTTGGTTCCATTATGGAATAGGCCGTAGAAAGGGATGAATGAAGTGCCATTGACCTTCACTTTAGCGAAAGAATACTTCCAGATTTCATTTCCTCCATCCGTGTAAGAAACAGCGTCCGGGGATCCGAAAAATGATTTAACCTCGGCCTTAGTCGTTTTCCCTTCCTGAATTTTGGTCTGAACACTTGTCTCAGTCTCATTTTTCAGTTGCTGATTCCCAGAGGAGGCGCAACCAGCCAAAAGTGCCGCACCTAACGCCATCATTACCATTTTCTTCATTTTCATCATCCAGTTGATTGCAATCGGAAGCATCTTATCCAAAGAATGACCTGATGCAACGGCAACTGCTGATTTATTGATCTCAAGAGGTGCCCGGAGTGAATACCGATTACTTCTGATTCGCCTGCGCCCGTCGCGCCGCCTGCTTCGCCAGGTAGTCATCAGCAACCGCGTCGTACTCTTCCCGGGTAAAGCCCTTCTGATCAGGATGTTTCTGCGCCAGCATCAGCTGAAACTCAGTCATGGTCAGTGCTGCAGCTTCATCCCGGTTCATGCCGAAGTGGCTACGCGCCGCGCTAATGTAGTCGAAGGCCTTAAACTCGTTCGTAGTTTCGCCTGATTCATGACGCTGCAGGCGGCGCACACTGGCCTTACCAACAACGCCATGCTGCATCAGGTGCTGAGCCAGAACGATGATGTCGTTTCTCGGCATCTGCCCGGGCCGGTAAACGACGTACCGGCTCCACCCTTTCCACTCACCTATCATCGGGGTGAGATCGTCATCACAGCAAGACTGCATGATATGCATGCTCAGCGATAGCAACCGTTCTGCGATGCGATTCATGGATGGCGACAGCCAGTCCGGAAAGCGGCCGAGCGTGTCAGTGCAGAACTGGATGACGGCAGCAACATCACTACCGTGCACCGTGGCATACGCCTGAACAATCTCCGCTGGAGTGCCGATCCGCGTCATAGCCATCAGTGATGGTCTCAGCAGGTAGTCTTTTCCGCCTTCACGTCCATCACTGACAGAAAACTCGCCTATGTCGATTAATGCTGTCATGGTCCTTCCCGGGTAACGATCATTATCAAGGGCAGCACGCCGCCCTTTGGAATGTCCGTTAGGTAACGGTAACCGTATGCACGGCCACAAAGTTTCCGTCTTCGGTGTTGATGATGATCTGCGCGCTGCCGGCGGCGACGCGGCTCACCGTGACGGTGGTACCAGAAGCTGTAGCAGTGGCTTTGGTTGGATCAGTTGATGCTACGGTGAAGTCTTTGTTGGTTGCGCCAGTCGGGGCGATATTCACCGTAAAGGTGCTGGTACCGCCTGCCGCGCCGGTGCTGGTAGCTGGGGTCACCGTTACGCCGGTCACCGCCACCGCTGTCACTTCGTTAACCTCGATCGTGCTGGCATCGCCCACTTTGAACTCGGTAGAGAACGTGACGATATCGTTGGTGCCACCATCAGAGCTCAGCGCCGTGATGTTCATGTAGCCAATGAACTCTACCGGGCCGTAGTCCATACGCACCCAGATCCCAGGCTGGCGTTTAGCCTTCAACTCGTCAGCGAAATACTTAATGAATTTGCCGACGCCGTACTGATCCAGCTTGTCCTTCTTGCGGACCTCACCCTCAAAGCTCAGGGTAAAATCACTGTTGGTGATGATGGTTTCGACATAGCCGCCGCCGTCATCCGCATCTGAGGTTACCGAGTTTGGGTTGAAGTCGAAGCCTTTCGACGTACCGGCCGCCAGCGCTTTCCAATCATCCTCAAGTGGTTTGACGTCCGGGCAACCATCGGCGACTTCCAGCACGACAGCGCCACCGAACAGGCGTTCGTTCGAGTTCTGGCAATTAGCCATAGAAACTTCCTCTTTGACGTATAAAAAAGAAAACCCGCCGGAGCGGGTCTATTTGGTTGATATGGCTACTCGCCGTAGGTACAGGCGAACTGGAGTCGGAAGACTATCCGACCTTCTGCCGTAAGCACCGGCGCAGGGATTGCGCCCATGTTCTGGATGTAGCCGACACACTCATCAGCCATAGGGTTGGCCTGGACATAATCGACTATGCGCTGTACGGCATTGGTGGCGTCGCCGCGCTTATCCTTCGCGCCGATCACATCGACGAGGACGTGATGTTCAGAGCCAAGGTCATGACGAATGTTCGAACCACCGTTTGGCCGGAATACCATCACGGCTTGGGTCAGATCCTCCGGGTCGTCGTACATCAACTTCTGCACAGTGAATCCGGTTGTCAGGCCAGCATCACCGAACATGTTGCGCACCCGCTCATGCATCATGGGTGTCATAGTGAAAGCTCCTTGCGCATCACTGCATCGATAGCATGGCGCTCTTCGTTTGCGCCTTTGGTCAGGAACTGAGGCTCACCGTGCGGATCCCAATAGTTACCCGTCCCGGTCCCGCCGCCAAACTCCTGCCCTGCACGTGTGGTACCGAAGTGCGCGCGTGGCTGGCCTTTCAACTTGCCGAATGCCTCATGGACATACGCCGCATAGTTGGCCGAATAGCCGACGCGCCCGGTAATAATCACGCCACCCGCATCAATTTCCCGGAACTGGCTGTTCACCAGCGTAGAGGTATCGATGGGGGTGTAATAAGCGGCCCGGGCACCAATAAGAATCAGCGCGGACTGGATGGCGCGGACAGCTTTCCGGCCCTGAACGTCGTTTATGATGTCGTTCAGGTGCTTTTTTGCATGGCTGATACCCTTCACTTTGATGCCCATGGCTACACTCCCGTCAGGATGGCAAAATCATCCGCCACGCGCTCGAACGTGTCGGCGTAGCGGATAACCTGCCGCACCTCGTCAGCGCCAGCAGCAACCGGGTCAGTTTCCGTCGATTCTCCAATCAGCAGGTAATCACCAGTGTCGGCCAGCGCATACTCCGTCCAGACAGTGTTCTTCACGACGATTTCAGTGCCCAGGTTGCCGATGCGCTTTGACAGCCCGCCCTCATAATCCACCATGATGACTACCGGCGCAGCGTAGCCATTTATGGGGTCGCCGTTTTCGTCCCTGCCGCCTGCACCCTTGCGCCAGATGGTGGCCTTGGCGGTGTAACTCCAATTCGCGGTTGCCGACATCAGTCCTCCCTCCAGCGCAGCACCACCGCGCCCGTAGCCCGGACGCGCGGGCAGTTGATGAACCACTCACCATCCGATTTCACGTATCCGGTGGTCTCCCGACCGGTATCGGTCAGCACCCATACGCGGGTGAATGAACGCGGCAGGCGGACGCTAACAGGTGTCCACGTCATCAGCAGCCCCCGACGACCATGAACATGCCGACGCTGTTTCCGGCGCTAATCGGCAGCTCACCGGTGCACCCGCTGGTATCGAGGCGGCCCAGTGAATCGCGCAGCCAGGTGATGCTGTCGTCGCCGTACTCAAACGAGCGTGACGCGCCAGACGGCGCACCCTGCGATTTGATGCGGCGCGCACCTGACGACGTAGCCATCAGCGCGGCCGCGTACATCAGGATCAGCTTCGCGGTGCAGTCGTCATACCCAGCTCCGTCGAGGCAAGGGATGATTTTGTTCACCACGCAGAGGATCGGGTCCAGCAGCGCCCCCGGGATGGAGTAACCCAATTCACCGAGGAACGCCTGCACGTCTGCCGCCGTGATTGGGTCAGCCATGGTTATTTCGCCTTCTTCGATTTAGAGGAGGTGTCTGCCTGCTCTGCCTGCTCTGCCTGCTCTGCCTGCTCTGCCTGCTCTGCCTGCTCTGCCTGCTCTGCCTGCTCTGCAGGAGTATCGCCAGGCGTCGCCACTTCAAGCTCCTGCTCACCGACATCACCGACGACTGACACCCGGCCTGCGAACGCTGGCGGAACGGATTCCGCAATGAACTCGTGACCTACAGGCAGTTGCTGGAATACGCCATCAATCGTGCCCCAGCAGCCCGATTTTTCGATTCTTAACTTTTGCATGTTCTCTCCTGAAGAAAAGGGGCCGAAGCCCCTTAACCCTGTGCGTTGAACACTTTCGAGCGACCGTTGAAATCGCGTTTGATCTGCAGACCTACCGCACTCCATACCAGAGTGTTGTAGTTGTCGAACGGATTCTGGCGCGGGATCATGAAGGTACCCACCGGCGCGGCGATACGCGTCTTGATGTACTGCGAGTTGCGCACGTACGCGATGAAGTGGTTACCGGTCAGCTTAAAGGTCTGGTTAACAGACTCGATGCGGCCGTAGCGCAGGATGTACTCCAGCACGGTGTCTTCTTTGAAGCCGGCAGCGGAGGAATACGGCTTGCTCAGGTTGCGCATGATGTCTGGCGACACCCACACCTTCACCTTCTCCTGCACGTAGTTATCGTCCAGGAGCTTCGCGAACGGGCCGGTGAAGAACGCTACCGACTCATCTGGGGTCGAGGTCGTCAGGTCGATGTTCAGACCGGATGCGCTCAGATCCACCTGATTGGTGTTGGCGTGGTTGGTGATGCCTGCACCGACGTAGCCCTTCACCTTCACCTTCGCGTCACCAGACAGCATGTAGTCAGCCATGTCTTCACGGATGGCCGCAACGTGCGCTTCCTGGTCGTCGGCCATCGCGTCGAGGTTTTCCGACTGCATGCCGTTCCATTCACGCCATTCACGGCTGTAGCCTGTGTTAAAGATTGGGATCGGGTCGCCTGCTTCGTCGTAGATGACTTTATCCAGCTCTTCCGGCACATGGCCGGTCAGGGTGCGGTGTACCTTGCCAGCATCGCTGGAGACGCGGTACAGAGCGGCGGTTTTGCCGATAGAGATCGGCGTACCAAGCCCCAGCAGGTCATCCAGCAGACCATTACCTTCGTCATTGCGGAAAACGCGGGTGGTGATGTTGTCCACTTCGCGCCAGTAGTCTTTGGAGATCAGCGCGGCCTGGTTAACTTCCAGCGCGCCGTTGTACTGGGCGGTGATGGTGTTCTGGTTGATGTTGAACGCTTCACGCTGCATCAGCAGCTGATTCCACGCCTGCTTAATCTGGTTATGTTCGGTAACCAGCTTTTTGTTGAAAACGATCATGCTCATGCGGTTGCTTTCCCTGATTTGCGAACTTTCACGAGTTGCGCTTCCGCGCCGACAGTGATTTTCTCGCGTGAGTAGAAGAGGATGTGGTCAGTGGCCGGGGCGGTCGATTTAGCCAGGGTGCCGTCACCTGCAGACACCAGGCCTTCATTTTCCAGCAGCACTTCACCGGCTTTGACGCGCATGTGGTAATCAACGTCGTCTTCACACATGATGGCCGCGCCAGTATCACCGGCTGGCACTGCGTCACGGATATCACCACCGCCGATGTAGTTGTGCTGCATCACCAGAGGTACGCCAGTGCCGCCTGCTGTTGCGTGGTAAATCCACTGCCCGGTAGCGTCAAGTTCAACGAGTGAACCCGGCAGGATGGCTACCTTGCAGAGCGCCTCAATGACCTGTGGGTCATTCTTGCGGGCCGGGCCCGCGATTACGGTATGGAAACGAGGAGCGAGTGCCATTATTCAGGTGCCTCCATGGTAAGGATTTCGCTTTGTGCGCCGTTACTCTGGAATGCAGGGTTCAGCCCGGTGCTGGTCTGGCACTGCGAGAACATATCGTTCAGCGCGTCGCCAACCAGCGAGTTGATCGCCGCTTCGGTCATGAACGGGAACTTGGCTTTCACCGCCTGGCGCTTCGCGGTGATATCTTTTTCCGCATTGGCCTGCATCTGCGTTTCCAGGTGGCTGATTTTGTCGGTCAGCGGAGTGAGAGCAGCGTTTACCGCTGCGGTAATGGCATCAGTATTCACCTGAGTGCCCGCCGGATCGCCGCCACCGGCTTTCTTCTGCATCTGCTGGTTGTAGGCATCCCAGACCTGATCGTCGGTCAGCCCCTCGGTTGTTACGCCTGCGGCATTGAGCGCGGCGATCATCTTCTGTTTCATCGGGTTTTGTTCTCCGTTGGTTTTGACTTCGTACTCAGTGGGTTTGCGCACGACTTCGATGGGCTCACCGACCAGCGTTACCGCGTTGTCATCGATGAGGTATTTCTGCTGGAAGAGTTTCGAGCCCTCTTCGTAGATGAATTTGTCCGGCCAGACGGTCACCACATAGCGATAAACGTCACTGCCGGACGGCGCGCGGATGGCCTCACGCAGCATCTGGTAGATTTCGTCGAAGGAGGCGTCGGAGTTGTGGGTGAGGAAGAACTTCACCTTATTCACCAGCCCGTCTTTGAGGCTGTTTGCCGCGTCGATGAGGCTGGCAGTTTCGACCTCACCTTCCTGACCGTCAGCGTTCACGAACATGCCGACGCCCTCTTCCGGCGTTCCGGCTCCCGGTTCATCCAGCAGGATGGCAATGTGGTCGAACTGCATGTTGCGGGCGATCCAGGTGTACTTTTTCTCCTTCGACTCGCCCGACTTCTTCTCTTTGTTGGTGAGCAGCCCGGTTGAGAGGTGAATCGGGTCGGTGTTGGTGCCGGCGATCATCTCGTCGAGGCGGTTAATCAGGCGCTTGCCATCAGGCTTCGTCTCAGCAACAGCTTTGTTGATGTAAACGTCCATGACGACCTGATCGCCGGATTTGCTGACGTTCTGCGCCCAGGCCCCGACGTGATAGGTGTTAATGGCGCGCGGGTCATTAGCGCTGACATACTTGCCATCTACCATCGGGTGCGGCAGCGGCATCAGCTTGCCTTCCATCGTCTGGTAGCTGTTGTTAATCTCCTCAGCCGGGTACAGGCCGCCATTCATCACAATGTCATCGACGATCGGAACCGCACCACGAATGACGTAGTGTTCCTGGCCGTTGATGGTAGTCGTTGAGATGTTGGAGGCGTTGATGGCGAGGGATTTAACGTGGATGCTGGATAGCTTCACGATTATTCCTCAGGTTTCTTGATCGCTTAATCAGCGGGCAGTAATTTGTTTAAGCCGAACACTTATGGAGGATTGCAATGGCTTTATTTAAGGTTACTTATCAGGTTAATGGGGATCCAACCTTCAGGGACGTCAATGTCAGTAGCGATAAAGAATTAACCACATTTGATGATGAGGTTATTCAGGCAGCGATGCGTGATTCTGTTCATTACACCCCGGCATCAAGCGCAACATCTATTAATGGACTAAGAGTGGTAATGGTTACCCCAATCAAGTAGTCCCCTTCCAAAGCTGGCGCTCTTTCGCCAGCTTATCCGCCAACCCCTGATTGAATATACTGCCGTCGCCGTTAAGCAGCACCGGGATCTGGCTGCAGTAGCAGTTGTACCGGTTCCCGTTCACGGCGTAGAAGTCGCGCACCTCTTCGGTGGTGTAGATCTTGCCGTGACGGCTGGCGTGCCAGCTGCGCGTTGTCGGCTTGAGCGCTGACAGCCACAACAGACCAGTATTCAGCCCCAGCCTGTCAGCGGCCCAGTCCGTCTCGTTCCACTGAGCCTGCCGAAGCGCGCCGACCTGTTCGGTCTGGGCAATGGCCTTGGCACGGCTCATCGACACATCGAGGCGCTTACTGATGACGCTGGCCGTTTCCCGCGGGTTAACCCCACGAGCCACCGCGTCGGTGATAATGCCTGTCAGGTCTGCCCGTGCGGCATCGCTGATCGCCTTCCAGTCGCTGAACGTTGTCAGCCTGGCGGAGGCGATCTGGTTTTGATAACCGGGGCTGCTTAAAAGCTGCTGTAGCGTCGTCTGGCTGGCGTATACCTGCGACTGCTGGGATAGGTTATTGAAGGCCTCTAAAGTCCCGCGCCGGGCCTCTGCTGCGACGTAATCCATCGCCCACTGGTTCTGTTCGCCGCCTTCCAGCAGGTAGTCATCCAGAATGCTCTGCACAGCCTCAAGCAGCTCCGCCAGCTCCTGCGGGGTCATGTCGTAGATGAACTTCCCGGCGTTGGCCCGGTAGAGCCTCAGATCCTCGCCATTCGCGTGGCACAGGAAGTGCCAGTTGTGGCTATTAGACTCTCGCTCTCGCCCGGCCAGGCGCTGGTCGAATAGCGCCTTAATGGCGCGCTTGATGCCGAGATACCGCTCTTCGATATCCCGGAACATCGCGGTGACCAGCTTTGCCGAGCGCGTCGGGTCAACCTTGCTGCGCGGAACTATCGGCAGGCCCACCTTCTCCTTCTGTTCGGGTGTCATCGGCCAGTGGATCATCGGTTGTCACCTTATCGTCCGGGTTCGGCGGTTCTTTGGGCTCAGGTAATGGCTCAAGCCCGATTACCTGTCGCAGTTCGTTGATAGTCAACGGCGCTTCACCGCCATACATGCCAGTTGTTTTCTGGACGACATCAGCCAGCTTGGACATGTTCTCGATTTTCTCTTTCTCTCCGGGCGCCAGCAGATCGCTCCACTGGATAGTGACTTCGCCATTTGTTGGCGGGTCAATAATGCCCAGCGTCCAGAAGCGCTCGAGTAGTGCGGTAATGCGGTCGGTCAGAAAGGTGTTGCGGCGCGTATTGCGACGAATAGCCCAGTCGGTTTTATCCTCGTCACTCGCCAGTCGCCCGGTCTGTTGCCCAAACAGGATGGTGAATGGGATCTGCACGGAGGCGGCCAGTTCGTTCGCAGTAACCTCCCACGTCGGCCCCGGGTCACCCGGCGTCACGCTGAGCACGCGCATCTGCCCGGCCTGCATGACAGCGGCGGCGTCGGTACCGCGGTTCATTTTGTTGACCTTGTCGCCCATTGCCTGGCCGAGGTCGTCATAACCGGCTGCCTTTGCCTGGCTGGCCAGCGTGTCCATGTCCGTATCTTTGCTGAACTCAACCGCGATCTGACGGCTGGCGTTCTTCAGGAAGCCCTCAGCGCCACCACCCGATACTTTCTCGAGGTCCAGTCCTTTGTTGTAGCCAGCCTCAAGCAGCGGGATGCCAGACAGGACATTTTCATCCTCTGAGCCCTCACAGAACAGGATCACCCGGCTTGGATGCACCGGCTCGCCGCGCATCGGCCCGACGAATTCCTGATCCCCTACCGGCTGCTCGTTGAAGTTGAACATCTTGGGCTGGCCGAAGGTCGGCGATAGGCGGTCATTATCCCAGTCAGCGACGGTTAGCTGCGGTTCCCACACCGGGATAAGCTTCACCAGAGCGGATTCACCCAGGCGCTTAACCAGGGCGATGTCTACTTCCTGGCTCCACTCCCGGTTATCTTTTACCTGCAGCAGCAGCGCGGAATAACGCCCAACCATATTGCGGCGATCAGCGTCTTTAACCTTCGACCACAGTTTTTTCATGAAGCGGGTGACTTTCTTTTCCCACTGGTTGGTCTCCTTCGCCTCTTCCGCTTCGTCACCGTCGATGATGACCGGGTAATCCTGCCAGCACCCATCCAGCAGGCGGTGCACAACAGCGAAACCGGCAGCGTTGCGGCGGTACATGTTGTAGAAGTCGATGAAGGTAATCGTGCGGGGGTAACCGAACTCCTGATAGAGCGTTGGGCGCTTCGTGTTGCCGCCACCGATGCCGATGGCATTCAGGTAATTCGCTCGCCTCATTTCAGCGGCGAGGTTGTTCACAGCCAGTTGAAGGCCGTTATCTTGTTCGCTCACTGGCGATGCTCCTTAGAAGAAAACTGCGCCGACCTGCTTACGGTTGTTTTTCGTCACAGCGAAGTAACGGAAGCCGTCAGCACCGTGTGAGCTGGCGTCATGGAGAGGTTTGTCTTTCCAACATCCGCGCTTGTCGTCCCACTCTTTCCGGTAGCCCTCAAGGTGAGAGATACCTTCCGAGCATTTCTCCTCGTCGAATACGCATTTCGGGAGGATTTCACGCGCCGACTCAATGCCGGTATCGATGCCGGCTTTCGGCACCACTTTGAAATTCAGTGAGTACATCTCACCATCTATTTCGTACCCTTCGCGCGCCAGCTCTTTGCGGGATTTCGCATCAGCAGCAAACTCGCGGTTCTCGATATCGTGCGGCCCCCAATGCTCACAGTAGGTATACCCACGGTCTTTCAGCACCTTCATGTAGTGCCGCAGGCCCTCGCCTGAGTTTTCGTAGTAGTCGATGATGTGGAACTCTTCGCCGACCTCGCGAACGAACCAGATTGCCGTGGAGTCACCCACGCCGATATCCCAGAACGTGTGTACCGGGAGGTGTGAGTTATCCGGGATTTGGCCGATCCGCTTATTGGTGTAGAGCCAGCGGAACTGCTTGGCATAGTACGCGCCCTCGACCGACTGCTGGAACGCCTCGGCCGGGATGGTCGGGTACTCGCGCTTCATGTCGTCGCCGAGCGTTTTCTCTTTGGCGTAGTACCAGGCCCTCTGGCGGTCATTAACGACAACGCCGTGCTTCGCTTCCATTTCAGCGAAGTAATCAACTAGGCGCTGCGGTAGCGGCTCTACCGGGTCGATGGCGTACTGCGGATTCTTCCACCAGGAGAAGAAAAAAAACTTCCAGTCCAGCGCGGATAGCGGTTTGCCCTGAAGCAGCGCCTTCTCTGCTGTCTGGCAGTAATCGAAGAAGTATCCCGCCCGGCCCTCTGCTGTGCTCTCGATAGTGGCGAAGCATCCGGCTGATACCGCTTCAAACGCACCAGTGACGATCTCACGGGCTTTATCCGGGTACTTGGCGCATATCTTCCCGAACTCGGAAACATGCAGGTAACGCAGCGTACCGCCACGGAATGACGTGCTCACGTAGAGTGAGCCGCCCTTCTTGAATACCAGTTCACCAGAAGAGTCGTTGCTCGCTGGGTTCGCCGCCCTTATTTCTTTGGGCAGCTTGTCGTATGCGTACTTCACCTTCTCGCGGAACAGGCGCTTGGCATCATTCAGTGTATGGGCGATCAGCGCGCATTTCGCAGACTCGAATAGCGCCGCGTCCAGCTGGATGATGCATACCTCGGTGGTGAAACCGAGCTGCCGGGCTTTCAGGATGATGTTGCGGGTGTGGATTCCCTCGAAGTATTCCCGTTGTTCAGGCGTCATCCTGAAGCGCGTGGGCTTGCCCTCTTTGTCGGTGATCCAGTAGAGATTATTCAGCCGCCAGTCTTTATCGGACAGCAGCTTGAGGTGCTCAGGTTTCATTACGCCCCCTGAGAGAGCGAATCCATCAGGTCAGACAGTGCGTCAACGACCTTATCTTTTTCGCCTTCGTCCATGCTGTAGGCCTGACGCTCGAGGCCTGTTGTGGTCAACTAAAACTGGCCACCGCGTTAGAGTTTTTCCAGTATCGGTTTTCTGATTCGTTTGGTGGTAACC